AAGAGGACGTGACGCCTCTTCTTTATGAAAACTCCTTAGATCGTCATGTTGTTGTCAATTTGCTGCTAATCTACTAAGTTATACATCTCCATTCTTTAATTCTAACATAAAAACATTCGTAAATTCATACTCAAATTTAAAAAATAAAAAGGTAAAATAATTAATCTTGATTAATCAAACTTCCTATCCAACGTTGCTAGCCTAGCTAGCCGTCTTTGCCAAAACATTAAAATAGTCTTTAATGTGGCACGAACCCATTCAGAGCATAACCTCTTGGTGGGGCGGTCCCTCCGTTCCGGATGGTATATGGACTATATATAGTCATCGGGGGGGTCCTGAAGATACCGAGGCGAAAGTCATCTCCTATCGCTTGATATACCTCAATTGCTGCTGCTGCATCAAAACTTGTAACTACTACGGTTCCAAGTGACGGAGAGATACCATCATCAATGGTACTCCCTGAGGGAAGAAAATTGAATATAGTATTAAACGGAATACTTATATCAATAAATCCCATAGAGTCAGAAATTGGGTAAAACTTCTCTACTGCGGTGTAATTCTTACTTGGTTGCGCATTTCGAATGCGCTCTGTGGTGGGATTCCATGCTGCTTGTACGTCAGTCATAACGTTAATCTCATCATTTTCCACGGGAGTGTCTCCAGACGCTACAAACGTAATAGAGGCGCCGCGACTTAAATCACCGTACATAAATACTCTATATTTCAAATGTCCGGCCCAACCTCTCATAAAATGTCTAAACATTGATTGGAGGTGAACCTTAAATGAAAAGAATACTGATGAACCGTCATAAGCCACTTTGCCACTTCTAGTTATAAGTGCTGGGTCTACTCGAACGTGTCTTCTGAGGAGCTCGTGTAAGTCTGTTATACAATACTCAAATTTCCTACCAATATCCAATCTACACGGTTTGTCAACGACTAACACGCTTTCACTTGCGGTCATTTCCATGCTTTCTACTTCGATATCATCTGTATGTGTTTCTTCAATCACAACAACTGATCCCTCTTCCGGAGGTCCTTCAGCCACATACTCAATTGTGCTTCTACGCTTCACCATGGGCGACGCCGCTACTGCTCGTCCTCTCCCATCTGTTAATACAGTCGGTTCAGGTTGTACAGGGCTATTCTGCGTTATGCCTGTAATGCTAATACCTAATGGAAAAATTCCATAGTGTTCACAAAACGTACATGTCGGCAGCGGGCTAGCCTCATACACTCTCGTATTCAAAAAACGCACACTCATTAATACTTCTATCTTTGGTGACGCTACTTCTCCAACCTTTAAAACATTCTGCACAGATATCATAGCTGTACCTAAAGAGTAATTTTGCACTTGATCAAAAGCGCCAGCTCCCTGCCAAGTTCTTAAAAACTCGGTGGCTGCATTATACTCTATTATAGTACTTGCCACACTCTGTGTGGGTGTAAAATCTAATTTTACATTGTTAAAAAGGTTTCTTTCATCTTGATTCATTCCTGGGGCTCCATACGCTGTTGTCAACGCCAATCTTCCTGAGTGAAATCCTGTCTTCGCTACCCTAAGTGTTATCTCAATATCTGATCTCCAAAACATAAACTGATTTAACAGTCCTACATTAAATGGCAACATCAAATAACTATCTTCTTCTCCTGCCAAAGGCGGGGTCCAAAGGAGACTATTCAAAGGGAACGTTAACAAAACGTCACCTGGTCCATTATTTCCACTCCATTCAAAAACTCGTGAATAGCCTGGTCGAGAAACCAAGCTTTGTACGTTCGATTCCCCTACTGGGAATACACTCAAATGTTCTCTATTCATTTGCTGTGGGTGCAGCTGAAGTGCTACTGTTGGTTCAACTCCATTACTTTTGCTCATGCTTGAAAAAGCCTGATGAAATGGGATAGATCCTCCTACTAGAGGTGGATTATCCATAGGCATAGGTAAATCTAGTTTTCCTTCAGCAGACTGATCAGTATTCGTTCCTGCTACATTCTGTATAGGCATGTCTCCTGCTACTCCACTCACGTTATATTCATAACTATTACTAGTCGTAGAATAATTCGCTCCTTCCGCCTGATAAACAAACGGTCCAACTTCACCTTCTTGATCTACATAAGGTGCAAAAATTGGTGCTCTTCCTACTAAATCCCTCGCCGCATGCAAAATTGGCCTTGGTATAGTAAACTTCGCTTCTGGAAACCTTGACATTATCGTTACCGTACAATCTCCATCTCCGGCTACTTGATTTAATGGTGATAAAACCATTAATCCAAGAGTTCCAAGTGATTCTGTTCCAAATCCACCTGCGTACGTGTTCATAGCTGACCTATAATACTTAAAGTCTATCATCAGCGTTCCTGTCGTGTTATCACATGGACTTATGAAAAGCCCATCATTCGAAATCACATCTATCCAATTGGGTAAATCATGTGTACTGGTTGTTAAAGGATACCAATACAAGAAAGCGATGCCTGCTTGAAAAGGCATACCATTCACTTGTATTGCTATCTCACAACCTCCAGTATAATAGATAAACCTCTGGAAAGCCATGTTTTGTACATTATCAGGATTCGCTCCTCCAAACGCAGGATCCAACATTCCAAACGGCACTTCTACCGTAAAGATGTTGTGTCCTCTTGGCATCGATTCTGTCCAATCAACTTTCAATCTGTCCATGAAACTGTCTGTTCCATACGTCATATTCATCTCTTTCTCATTTATGGCATGATCTGCTAACCTACTCATATTCGTCAAAGAAGGCGTGGCTACACTAACTGCACCAGCAGTTATTGTAGTCAAGCCTTGGGTAGGTTTTCCTTTCTCTGGGGGTCCTTCTCCTACATACTCTCTGTCTTGTTCAAATCCATACAAAGAGAGGTAGCTCATGATTGCTGAAATTTGCATCGCAAATGTCGCCCTGGGCTTCTTCTCTTTATGCAAGATTTCAGACAATTCCAACTTCTTTCTCGCTTCTCTTGATCTTGCATCTATTATCTCACCAACTTCTTCTATATCTTCATATAGAGTTCCAAATCTCGTTTCAGTTGAATGTAATTCCGGCTTCAAAACTCTCTTCACTGTCACTGGTTGTTCTGTGAGGTCCAACGCCATAAAATCATTAGTCATTTGCTCATTCATATTGAACGAACCTTCGCTCGTCCATCCGACATAACTGTAACCTGAAGACGCACCTCTGTCTGCCACTACCATTGAAATCATTTCATAGCACGGCCATTCTGTCACTAGATCTTCCATTCCTAAACTTTTCAATGCTTCTTTTATGTCTGCTACATAAAATTCAAAGAACTCTTTATCCCATTGGGATGCACACTCTACCATTTGCACGATGACATCTGGTAAACTCACGTTCTTATCTCTTGTCCATTGAATTGTTTCATACAACGTATCCTTCTTCATCGCTCCTGTCCAGTGTCCATTCAACACTCTCGGATGTGCTCCTAGAAACGTTACTTCTTCAAACTTTATATAATGATCCTCTAAAGGCGCTCCTTTATTCGCACTTGTATATTCTTGTCCAAGTGTTTTCATGATCTTAGCTATCTCTGTTGGTTGCATTACTACTCCCTTCTTAACAGCAATCACATGATCATCTCCTAAATACTTAGCTCTCGCGCACTCATCATAACACTTCCCTGGATTCAATTTATGAAATGTAAATCTCATATATCCTTCATTCACTAAATTGTTCAAAATCGTCGTAAAAAAACATCCACTCATATGATTACTTATCGTCCAAAATCGCACATCCATTATCTGTGCAGGGCTCTGCGTTTCATGATCATAAATATACAATCCTTCTTCAGCTGTTATATTTGCAGCTCCTGCTAACGCAATCAAAATCTCATATGACATATCTCTAAATGTGGGATGTTGTCTCTTGTCAAAGCTCTTATAATCTCCTGCCACAAAGTTTGTTCCTACTTCACACAAATAATTGTGCATCACGTCCATGTCATGAGAATATTGATTCATTCCTATTGCACTTGGGGTATCGTTCCTACTTTCTTGTATAGCCGCTAAAACACATCCAAAAATCATTCTAAAAGCTACTAAAGAAATCAAATTGTTTGCGTAAATCATTCTTATTCGACACTCTTTAATCTTACTATCTGAAACCAATTCGTCCTTCATATATCCTAAAAATATATGATCAACGTTTGGTCTTCCATCTTTTCTTTCATAATGTCTCATCTCTTTCAATTTATCTTCAACCATCTTCTCAAATTGGGGGTCGTAATGGAAATCTCCACACTCATCAAACCATATAAAACTCTTCTTGCCTGGCTTATCCCTAGTATGTACTAAGGGATATCCAGGACTCGTTAAAGTCCTCAATGATGACAATTTTCCGGGGATTCCTTTACACGCTTCTAAAAACGTCAATCTTCGTTGTCCAACTGGCCACTTCAATTTAGCCAACATGTTCTGATAAATCTGAACATATATTCCTCTAACTAATAATGTATCTTCATTATTCAGTTCTGGATGGTTGGTACTCAAAGTATCTTCAATAGATTCTATTATGGGGTCTCTTCCATCTGATCTTGGATCTGCACTCGATAAAATTGGTCTATGCTTCTTAGGTTTCTCGCTCAATAATCCACTTAAGAGACTTGGCCTAAGCTTCGTCTTTCTTGTGATTCTCACTATTTCGTTATCCTTAACAAATTCCATATTTGTACAATTTGGCCTAAACTTCTCTTCCATGTCCAATCCTTCTCCTGCAAAATCGTCTGCTATCTCAAAATCTTCTATACTTTGATCGTTAGTCGCTTCCATAATTTCTTCTTTCAATATGATTGTTGATATTCCTTGGGGATCTGATGTTTTGTTAGTGGTTCCTGCTACGTGCATTCCTACAATTTTTCCTACATGTGGGCCAGAACTCACTGTTAGAGCCGATCCACAATCACCTCCCACGGTCAACATCTTATACGCCCAACACTCTTCTAATTCTACTAACTTCTTTCCACATCTATACGATATATTATACTTAATAATCGCATTACTATACTTCGTTCCATCCTTCGTCTTCATTACCACGGGTAATCTCGTCAACGCTGAAATCTCTGCTCTACTCATAAAGCTTGATGTAATATCCTTAAACATCGGCAACGTCTTATTCTCTATATAGATAAAAATTACATCTATATTACTTGCTGTCACTACTCTCTGTAAATTCAATTCCGCTACATATTTTAATCCTTTAAATTCCAACGTCATTGGAGTTCTATCTGCATATGGTCCTAAACTCGTGTCCATGGCGTGCAAATACGTCATAACCCACCGATCTTTCAAAGGAATTACATTTAAAGCTTGTGAACCAATATATAACGTAGTTATATCACTAGTTGCACCTTGGGCTTGAAACTTTATTCCTCTCGTAAACTTAACGGGGGCTCTCCTCGCTGCCGCACGGGTTTCTCTCATTGGGGGTGGAGACTGCGCACAAAACGTCACATTTTCTTCAACTTTCTTTCCTTTTATGGTCTTATACAATCCTATTAATACATTAATAACAAAAAATATCGTTGCCATTTCTCTACCACTTCTCCAAATCGTTCCCATTACACTTCTACGTTCTTCTTCATGCATCTTACCGGCCTCAATTAGGGCTCCAGTGTAAGCATGCCACACGTTTTCCATTTGTCTTCCTGCTCTACTCATCAAGTAGTCATGCAATCCTTTCATAGTCTTTATCGGGGGTGAATCTTCATCTTCATAATCATCAACCATATCATCAAATTTATCCAGTATATCTACATCAATAGTATTAATGTGTTTCTTACAAAATACTGGACCATGTTGATCCACATGTCTATGTGCAATCACCTCTTGACAATCTTCAAAATGACACAAATGTCTATGCATAGTCGTCATATCAACACTCACGTGATAACAATCAGCTAACACGTCGTTCTGTATTAAACTCTCAAATCCATGTCTAGCACAGAATATAGGGTCATGTACTTCTTCTTCATGTTCATCTTCAACAAACACAGGACAATCTGGTATCATACACTTATGATAATGCTTCTGCGCTCCCATAAATCTTCCATTCTTTCTCAATCGATGATAACCTGGACTCAATACCGGGTAATCTTCAACTGTACTTGACTCACCAACTGGGCAAGTCACAATCTTTCCGCACTTCTTACATGTAAAAGTCTTAGACTTTCCATTCTTATGATGTTTCAACACTCCACAACACGCATGCGCGTGTCTATCTTTTCCACCATACGTCCATTTCGTTGACATAAACTTCGCTTCACTCAACTCTATCGGTTCTTCTTCAAATTCTATATCAAAATACCTCTTCAACGAATAGAACTCTTCTGTTGGGACACTACCCAAATTCAGAGATTCTTCCATCAAAACATGGTATCTTTCTCTCTTTATGTTGTACTCGGATTCTTCATTCAAACTCTCAAACTTCTTCTTATCCAATAAATTGGATCCATTGATAATCATTTTCAATGGTTCATCTTTCTCATTCGGGGTTATGATTCTTTCAGTCTCTTCTATCTCTTTTCCTGATTGTACATTCTTCTCTCCTGGTCCAAATTCGTCGCTGTTAACACTTCCTCCTTCTGCTACGTTCTTGGTAAACAGACTTAATACTGCTTCCATTACTGATACAGGCTTCTTAGGAATTCCATAAGTATCTTTCAAAATTTCGTTAATCACATCTTCGGGATTTTTCTCTTCTCCCATTCCGCCACCAAAGGCTTCACCTATCTCATCACAAAGAATTTTATGGTCATTATACGCGTTCTTAACGAATTGACACAAAACTTCAAACGTCATCCACGGAGATACTATACTCGAACTCTCTGGGGCATTAATACCTGGTATCACTCTAAATTGTGCCCAGGCTACGGCTCTCTTCTGATCTCGACTATACTGTTTCAAATCTACATTTCTCAGGTCTAACATCTTAGCTCCTTTAACTACTCTACATTCAATCACAAATTTTCGTCTTCCTTGAAAGGCAATCACATTCACATGAGGGGGTCTATCATAAGGCGTATTATTCATCGTTATCACTGCTACAGGAGCAACGGTAGTTCCTTTTATACCAACTGACGGGCTATCTGTCGAAGCCATTGGGGGCATAAACTGACCTGTACTAACTAAAGACAGGTATGTTTTTGCCAATAATGACTTACTTGCAGTATCGCCAATCATGAACTCGTCCATTAACACCACTTGTTGGTCTAAAAAGCCACTCCAGTACTCATCTGAAACATCTTTCTGATACACTTCATTCTCTTCATACTCGAAAACTTTCCTTATAAACAATGACATGATTAATGACTTTCCCACACCAGGGGGAGCCATAACATGTATTGAAAAAGGTAATTTTCTCGAACCTTGCGAATATTGCTTCTGATTCAAAGTCGTCGTTAAGTGTAATAATCTCGAATAGACTCCTACACACAAATTTCTTGCTGTAGGATCTACCATTTCTTTAAACACTTCTTGTCCTTTCTTCATGCATTCTTTCACTCTATCTGAAAACACTTTCGATCCTATCACTACTTGTGTTCTTCCGGCTGACAACAAAGTCATCGCCTCTGTCTTCCAATTGTTCATTTCAAACTTTTGCACCACACTCTTTGGCGCGAACGAGTACATTAAAGACTGTCTCATTACATCAGGCAAAAGCAAAAACAACACATTAGCTGTCTTTGCGGCTACGGTGCCTCCAGCATACAATGCTGTCATCTGTAAACATCTCTTCCTTATACTCTCCGCATCACTATACTTCAACCCATAAAGGGTCGTACACATTGCAAAAATCACTGATATTACATTAAAATCATCTCCTTCTCCTACAAATTTTGAATAACCATATATAATTCCATTTATACACAGTTTCGCTAATCCTATACCTACAATTCCGCCTACAACCATTGCTACAATGCTCATATTAAGAACAGTTGCTACAATCTTTTTCGCAAAATCAGGCTCTTTCATTTGACTCATCCATTTATCGGGCAAAACCATCTTTATTATCAATCTGGTAAAGCATTCTTGAATCTTCTCTATTAAACTTGTTATAGATTCTGAAATTAAACTCAAAAACGCTTTGATTGATCCAAACAACTTCTTCACAATTCCAACCACAAATCCGGGCAAATTCTTTATTCCACTCTTAGAACTTTCTATAAACTTACTATAGATCCTCTTCACGGATGAAAGAAGTCCACTATCAGTTTCCTTTTCGTTCACAATATCTTCTTGTTCATTCTCGGTTTCTTCTTCAGGTCCTTCCGCTATGAAAGAATAATCATCTTTCATTCCATAATCGCCGTTCAATCCAACTCTCTCCCTTAGAGAGTAAAGCTTCCGATAAAAATTCGGGCTTACGTCGATGAAGTTCATGTCGTCCATACGGGTTGCGTATATCACATAGGGATTGCTACGCAATTCATAATTCACTTTCGCTCGTTGTTTGTTTGTCATTCTCTCTGACAAATTTCCTACTGTAATCGCGGCATCTACAAACATTTTTACATTATTCATAAATCCTTTAGTCGGTCGTCCATTATCCTTGCTTGAAAATTTCCAGTCATTCAGTTTGTACACAGAGCACAACGTATCATGAGCCGGAAGAGGGCAAGAGTTCTCTCTTACCCATTCGGGGGTCCTTAAAGGTACATCAGTTTCACTTTCTTCATAATCCTTGTTGTTATCTAACAAACTCTGCATCACTATTTCACATGCACCACAATTTGATTTCCGAAATTCATCGGAAAACCGTCTTACATCATAAAATGGTATATACATACCCTTTCTGCGAGTAATAGCGATCACTTCTTCTGATCTTTCACACGGTGTACCGTCACCTAAACTAAGACTTATCAATTGCTTAGCTAAGTGATTATCGACAGTAATTTCAGTTGGCCTACTACGTAGGGACTGTTTGATACCTGCCGAACACATATCGGAGTTGCCAACAATAATTTCCTCCCGCACGGGCCGGGAATCTTTGGGGCTTGCTGACGCCACCTGCAGCGCTTTCGCGCTCGTTGTCGAAGGGACGGGATATCCGATGCCTTCCATTAGGGTTTCAA